GCGATGATGCTTTCCTGCACGCGACTTCCCGTGTGGGTGATGGTAACTACACCTTCGTGTCCTATGACACGGCGTATCCTGTCCACGCTGATGCCTACGAGGACGGCACACATCTTGGGCGTTCAGATAGTTTCACGGCGAGCTAAATAATGGCGACTGGCGATATTGCTTTACGTAACAACGGTGGAACCGCTGGTGATGTTTCCCTCTCCGCTAGCGCTGGTGGTATTACTGGTGCTGGTAACATCACCACGGCAGAAGCCTTCGGAACAGCATCGTTTGCTCAGAACATCGCGAGTGCAGGTAACATTGCAACTGCTGAAGTCTTTGGCACTGCTACTGTAAAAGAAGTAGTAACAGTCACTAATGCGGGTAACATTGCTACAGCAGAGGCGTTTGGAACACCAAGCATCAAGCCTGCGATTACGAGTGCAGGGAACATAGCTTCTGCTGAAACATTTGGTACGGCTTCAATCAAGCCCACGATTACTGGTGCTGGTAACATCACCACGGCAGAAGCCTTCGGAACAGCAACCGTTCAAGTTGTGATTCTGATTTCGAATGTAGGTAACATAGCAAGTGCTGAAGCATTTGGATCACCAAGTATCGCAGAGACTATTTCAGGTGCCGGTGCTATTGCTTCAGCAGAAGCGTTTGGCACTGCTTCAATCAAACCTTCGATTAGTAGTGCAGGCAATATTGCCACCGCTGAAGCATTCGGAACAGCAGTAGTTACATGGGCACATATAGTAAGTAGTGCAGGTAACATCACTACTGCTGAAGCGTTTGGTACAGCAAGCATTGGTGAAACAATTTCGGGTGCTGGCAATATTGCGTCCGCGGAAGCATTCGGCGAACCAGTAATCGTTCAAGGCTTCTTCATCTTTGCGCAGAGTATTCCATCGGAAGAAGCCTTTGGGACGGCAAGCATTGCTGAACGTATTACAGGTGCAGGTAATATTGCAGGTGCAGAGGCATTTGGTACAGCAGTTGTTACATGGGCACATATAGTAAGTGGTGTTGGTAATATTGCTTCGGCAGAAGCATTTGGTACTGCGAGTATCAAGCCTGCCATTACTGGAGCTGGTAACATTGCAACAGCCGAAGCGTTTGGTACAGCAGTTGTTTCGACAACTATTACCATTACTAATGCAGGTAATATTGCATCTGCGGAGACGTTTGGAAGTCCGTATGTTGGTATTACGATCAGCGGTGCAGGTAATATTGCTAGTGCAGAGACGTTTGGAGTACCGGGTGCTGCATACACCATCTATCCATTCAGCATCACCTCTGAGGAAGCATTTGGTACTGCATACATATTTACAGGACTACCTGACGCTCGCATTATAGGTAGGTTAGCGCATCGTGACTTTGCTACTATACTGAATGCACATCCTACTACACACGTACTACCTGCGCGAACAGTCGCATCGAAGCTATCGGAGCGTCCGTTGACAGGTAAGTTACTCACACGCACTTTTGCAGTTACAGTGGAGGCAGATGATGACGACTATCCGGGAAGTTAGCCTTTCTCCAGCAGAGCAAGGTTCACGAGAAGAAGTGTATTGGAAGTTCGACTTTACAAAGTTAGGGACACCTACAGGTGGCTCTGGGCTATGTTATCTAACCGAAGTTGCAACAAATACTGACGTTGGTGCGTCCTGCCTCAAAGATTCTGTACTCATACTTGGTAACATAGTATCTTCCAAATGTGTGTATAACCTTACTGAAGGTAAACGCTACAAGTTGGAAGTGCTAGCAACTGTTGCTGGCAATATAGTTGGTGGCTACATGTACATCGATTGCATCTAAGAGAGGTATCATGGCTGACGGTTATACCATTCGTTGGGAACCATATACTGGGAGTGCCATAGACTTTGATGGCACTACCTATACTATCACGTTAGGCTTCGAGGGTTGGTTGTTTGCTGATTCCAACATGTCATCGTCACGTATGGGTGATCAAACTCATGTGCTTGAAAGCGTGTTGTCTAAACCCCGATACCTCAAGCTACCCATACTTGTCCAAGCTGCTACACGACCGCTACTCGATAATGCGATGGCGGCTCTAATTGCATCAGCTAATCCCTATAATGCTAAAGAGGGTCGTCTAGTAATTACGCGTGCAGATGGTACTACTAAACGCACTATTCAAGCTATCTTGTATAACGGCTCTAAAGGAACCGATGCACAGGACAAGTTAGGTAACTATTGGAGTATACTAGATCTCACATGGATTTGCTATGATCCATTCTTTGCTGATTACGTTGAGACGCTAATTGAGTATACTCAGAGTGCATCACCAGCATTCTTTCCGTTCTTCCCAATACTTCTGGGCAACGGCATAATGTTTTCGGATGTAAATGTAGCCGTTGGTGGTGAGCTATCAGTTTGGCCTGTATGGGAAATCCTAGGTCCAGGACAAGCCATCAAGCTAACGAATATCACCACGAATAAGTTATTCAACTTACCATCCTTAGTACTCACAGCAGGTCAAACGGTTATTATAGATACTCGACCTGGTAAGAAAATTGTGACCGTTGGAGGTGCAAACTACTTTAGTTATCTAAGTAATCAATCTGTGTTGTGGCCCTTGATTGCTGGTTCTAACCACTTCACTGCGGATATCACCAATCCAACAGGTGCCACTAAGGTCACTCTGCGTTACTATAAGAGGTACTTCACGGCATGACATTACATCAGTACGAAGCATACGCTTACGAAAACGGAGTACTTATCGGGCAACAGGAGTTCTCAAGACTCGAAGTTGTTCGACGCTTCAACTCTGCTAGTCGCTTTGAGTTGACTGTTCCTATTGACAAGATGCTTTTAGGTGTCAACTTTGGATATAATACTAAGTTTGACATTCGCGAAGATGGTATCATCATATTCACTGGACGTGTGATTCAGACTAAACGTGAATGGAATAACTCCACTAACAATCCTGTTGATGAAGTTACAGTAACAGGTCGTGATGGTCTATATTTCTTAGGTGGTCGCTTAGCAGTACCTGTACCTAGTGGTCCTCCTTATACAAGTTCTGCATATGACACTCGTACGGGACCTGCGGAGACTATCATGAAGCAGTATGTGTCTTATAATGCAGGTCCAAATGCCACTACTCCGCGCCGCTTTACGTGGCTATCTATCGCTACAGATTCTGCACGGGGCACAACGCTTACAGCTAAGACTCGTTTTGAAAACCTAATGGACATCCTGACTGGTATAGCCAATGTAGCTAACCTAGGATTTCAAACTGTTGCAGACATCTTTGATGTTTATGTACCTAGCGATAAAAGGGCCTCGGTACGCTTTTCGCCAGACCTTGGTAATCTTAGTTCATTGGAATACACGCTTGATATTGCTACCGCAAATTACTTTATATGTGGTGGCGGTGGCGATCTCACATCACGTACCTTTTATGAAGAAGGTGATTCCGACAGTATTATGTTATGCGGACGGTTAGAAGAGTTTGCAGACAGACGCGATACTACGGATACTTCTCTCATGCACGCTGAGATACTTTCTCGCTTCGAGACTTCTCTTCATAAAGTTCAAATGCATGTGGAACCCATCGAACTACCCACTATGCGATTCAACACCGATTTCTATCTTGGTGACACGGTAGATGTAGATGTAGATGGTGTATGGGTTTCAAGTCAAGTACAAGAAGCTGGTTTAGTAGTCAATCAAGAAGGTGTCAAGTCTCGATTCGAATTAGGTCAGTTCGGATTGAGTCAAGCAGAACTGAATAAGTCTCCATACGTACGTCGTGTAAACTTCCTTGAAAGGAGTAAGTGATATGACTGAATACTACTATCCGTTTGATGCCGGAGCAGGATCGAGCATCTACGAAGGGCAGTGGTCCAAACTCATCCGCAGCGCCGCTATTTGTAATGGTTATGTACCTCTATACCTCAACGAGTTGTTGGTATATGGAGATTCCACAGGTATGCAAGTCAAAGTGAAAACAGGTGCCATATGGATCATGGGTCACTACTACGAAACCGATGCTGAACTGACTAAAGCAATTGCTGCATCCGATCCGACCAATCCTCGCTACGATCGTGTGGTAGCTCGATTGGATTGGAGTAACAATCTAGTCTCTATTGCTGTTGTTACTGGTACACCTGCAGGCAGCCCATCAATTCCAGCACTAACTCAAAGTTCAACTGTTTGGGAAATCTGCTTAGCAGTGGTACGTGTAAATGCAACTGTATCTACCATTGCAGCGGATAAGGTGTACGACTTCCGCATGAGTTGCTTTGGTTCGTACGAAATCGAGTACCCAATTGGTTCAGGTCTAGCAACAGTTTCAACTGGCGTCTTAACTACGGGAATCAAGATTCCTTGGCCTGGAAGAATTGATCATTGGTCTTTATCCGCTGACGCTGCAGGTTCTATTCAGGTAGACATCTGGAAGGATCTCTTTGGGGTTTATCCACCTACAGTAGCTGATACCATTGTCTCATCTGGTAAACCTATACTATCGACAGCACGCGTGGCTTCTAGTGCTGTTGCAACTGCTTCAGGCACTCCTGCAGGAAGTTATTGGACTGGTGCAGTACTAGCAGGAAGTCACGATCCAAATCGTCTAAGTGGCGATATTCAATATCTGCTACTGTATGTTGACAGTGCAACAACAGTCAAACAAGCTCTGCTTACTCTACGTGTTCAGAAGCATCCGATCTGGGTGGGATGGTAGGACATGGCTACTCTAACCATACAAGCTACCAACGATACCGATGGGGTTGATACCTACTTACTCAGTGGCAACCCTACCGTTAATTACAGCACCAACACATACATCGATATTGGAAAAAAGTCTTCTAACGGTTGGTATAATCACTCACTGATTTACTGGGACTTGTCCTCGATACCCCCTGCCAGTCTCATAAATAGCGTTGTCATTTCACTGTATATATATGCTAACGACGCCAACGGAGCGAATACCTATGAGGTACTTCGTTGCCTGCGTGACTGGGTGGAAGCTCAGGCGACATGGAACATCTGGAAAACCAGTAATAACTGGGCGACTGCCGGTGCTGTAACCAATGCGTCCGACTGCGACCTAACGCTGATGGGCACATCAGTTTCCGTTGCGGTCGGCCCGGCGGCGGGAACAGAGTATACCTGCACCTTCGGAGCTTATGGGCTGCAAGAAGTCAAAAAGATTACCGACGGGACATATACGAATTACGGCTTCGCTTTCAGACAAACGAACGAAGCAGGATTGGCGGACGCACATGGATGGTGTTCATCTGGGCACGCGACCCAGACCTACCACCCAAAGATTGTCATTGATTATTCACCACCAAGTACGCCGATGGTGATGATATTGGGTTTGTTCAGAAGGTGGGAACGTCGTAGAGAGTTTTATCACAAGCTTGAGTCTCAAGGTGCAATCGACTTGGGTAAGCATAAGCTACTTCCAATCTAGAGGCAACAATGAATCAAAAACAATGTGGAGATGTGCTCATGGCAGAAGAACCTCAAATAACCCTTGAGAAGTTCATTGATGTACGCGTCAAAGGACTCAAAGAATACACCGATACGCGTTTTGAGGCAATCGAAAAGCATCGAGAAGCTGCATTCGAGGCTAACAATGTTCGACTCGAGAGCATGAATAAGTTCAGGAACGACCTTGAAAGGCAAGCTGCTACGTTTGTCACTCGTCTTGAAATGGAAGCAAAACAGGATGCCTTCAATACACGAGTTTCCATATTGGAAGGCACTCAGAACGTCTTGGCAGGAAAGGCTAGCCAGAACTCGGTAAACATTGCCTTAGCGTTTTCAGTCATGGCTGTAGTAGCAACACTTTGTGGTAGTATGATGGGTGTGATAACATTGCTCACAACCATCTATCGTTTGTTCTTCCAACCCTAGTTCGAAAGGAGTATTACAATGGAATTGGTTCTTACCCCCCAAACGCTGGTCGCCTTCTTGGCCGCTCTCTTAGCCGTGTTGTTCGATTGGCTGCCCGGCTTGAAAACCTGGTTTGATAAGAAGACGGAGGGCCAGAAACGCGGTATTATGGCCCTTCTCTTGCTGATTGTTGTCGCCCTGGTTTTTGGCCTGGGCTGCTTCAATCTAATAGTAACTGGTTGGGTCTGCACGGTAATTGGAGTGCAAGCGGCGCTTATGTTGCTACTTGAAGCGATCGCGATCAACCAAGGCGTCCACTTCATCTCGAAACCATCCAAATAACCGCACCACTACCCTGCAGTTAAGAGCGGACGTGCATGTTTAGCGACTAGTGTCGTCTTGACCGCTTAGTACGCTCTCGACAACATTCTTGAAGCCGTATTCTTCCGTAACAGGAAGGTACGGCTTCATCTTTTCTACCATAGCTCGAATACCCTTACGATCGGATAGAAGCCACACCCATCCACCACGATGAATGTAGTGATTCCCACCGAACTGACGTTCAAGGATGTCGATCTCCAAACGATGCTTAGTGTAAACCATTACTTGAGGGTACTTCTTCTTGTAGAAGTATCCCCTGCCACGCTTCAGAAGCACAGCGCCAGCGCTGTTGAGAGATTTGCCCTGCATACGACCTCCGTTGATGATGTATTGCGTTGCGCTCATACGTGCACCGATAAGTCAGCCATGGTATCGTTTTCCTTTTCGCCTGAATGGAAAACCCAACCTTCTTCAGGCCCATTATACGCTTCGTAATCTCCTCCACACCATCGATCTCGAACCTCAACATCTGCTACCCATGGTACTTGTGGGAAGTACCTATTTCCTACTTCCTGCATCTTGGCAAACATTCGCAGGCCAACGTCTCGGCCCTGTGCTATTGGCACTTCCGCAATGATGCTATCATGTACTAGCAGTACAATGGGTATACCTTCGTTGTGTAACTCGAGTGCCGAAATCAAGTCCAAGTCGGATGCTGTGGACGATATTACCATATGTGTACTTGCTTTGCGTACATCTCCGAGAATGGATTCTACAATCAATGGAAAGCGTCTCTTTCTTCCGAAGACAGTTGAGACTTCACCTTCCTTACGCATCGTCTCGAATTGCTTTCGCTTCCAGGCTAATGCTGTAGGCATCATACGATTATAGTCCTGAACGAACTGATGTGCAATCTCAATAGGTAGGCCTGCATCTTCTGCAAACGAATATTCAGTACCACCATACACATATGAGAAGTTGAACATCTTGCACTTAGCTCGATCAGCTTTGGTAAACACTTCACCGAACATCTTGAGGGCGACTTCAGTATGAAGATCCCGCCCGTGAGCATACACATCTAAGAGAAACGGTTCGTTTGAGTAACAAGCCAACACACGTAGTTCTGCTTGGCTATAGTCACCAATGACCAATACGTTACCAGGTGAAGCTGTAAACATACTTCGGATGAGCCAACCCAATCTGTCATCAGGTCTGGGTATTGTCTGTAATGCTGGATCTCTGACGGACAACCGTCCCACTTCAGTTCCAAAGATTTGGAACGTGCCATGCACACGGTTATCTACGTCTATGATATCCTTTAGGTTATCTACGTACGAGTTGTGCATC